CCTCCGAGTCAAAGCCAGCAGTAGAACCTCCAAAGCACCCCCCTTTATATTCTTCTAATGGCCAGCATTTTTGGTTTTGAATATAACAGTTAACAAAGTACGGCCATTGAGGAACTGGTGTACTTTCGGGGATGGAGCCCGCTAGAACTGAAGGAGCGACTGCTAAAGCGGGAACTGATTTGATAAAGGTCCTACGATTCACTTATTTAACATAAGGAATTATTGGCAACGAAGCAAGTATAAAAATATAAAACCTATGCACGCCAGCGTAAACAGGGCGAACCATTTATTATCAGGGGGCATATTATCCTTATCTGCGTCATGTGGTAGTATCATATTGTATAATACACTTTTTTTAATTAATTATTTAAGCCTTTTCTTGAACCATTCTATGATAATTATCAAAACGCCCAATACCCAATAAAAAATAATCATAATCTATAATTTAATCTTTTTATTATCTTCTCCGCATTCTTGCGAGCATAATGTAATCGAGACATTACCGTCCCCAAAGGTATCCCAAGTTCTTTTGCGATTTGTTTATACTCTAATCGGTCTCTGTAGTGCAACCTCAAAATCTCTTTATCCTTAGATTTCAGCTTCCTCATTATTTTATCCAATAAGCGTTTTGCGTACTCATTGTCTTCCTGATCCTCCAAAGAAGAAGAGGGCAAAATATCACAAAAAGAGCTAAATTCAGGCGCAACTTCAACGGGGAAACAATGCTCTTCTTCATTGTGGGTTGTGGTAGAGGTTAAATTAGAGCAGTAATCTAAATTTACAAATTTAACTTTTTTATTTTTACGGTATTGGTCTAAAAAATTTCTGCGAGCAATGCTGCAAACCCAAGTTTTAAAAGCAGACTCGCCCTTAAAAGTTTTTATTTTTTGCCACGCCTTTACTAGAGTTAAGGAGTATACTTCTTCAGCTAAATCCCCGTCGCTTTTGCAGTATTTAAATATCCAAGGCTTGATATATGAACCATGTCTATAAACTAGCTCATCAAAAGCTAACTTAATTCCTCTTTTGGCCATTGAGACCAACTGTTTTTCAGTCTTTTTTTCCAAGACGTTTTGACTTTTTCTTCCCCCAATTTATTGAATCGTAATTTTTTTTATATTTTCTAGAAAAACAATTTCTAGGTTTGTCACCCTTGCCATTACTATTATTTGATTTTTTCTTACTCACCGCTACTCCCAAATCCACCTTCTCCCCTCCCCGAATCCTCAAGATCAGAAACCTCGCTAAAAGCTACGCAGTAGCACTTCTCAATAATTAATTGGGCTATTTTATCTCCCTTATTTAAAATTTGCTTATCAGAAGATAGATTTATTAAAACCACCCCCACCTCACCTCTATATCCCGAATCAATTACCCCCGCTAGAACATCAATACCCTTTTTGATAGCGAGACCACTTCTGGGAGCGACTCTTCCGTAATAACCATTTGGCAAAGCTAGTTTAATCCCGGTTTTTACTATTAACCTCTCAAAAGGCTCTAGCGTCACCTCTTCAACGGAAAACAAATCATATCCCGCGTCACTCCCATTAGCTTGACAAGGTTCTTTGGCTTCGGGGTGAGATTTTGTATAGGGAATTATTTTTAAAATTTCAATAACTTTATTCATAAAACATGATTATATTTTATTTTAACTTGAGAAGTAAATTTTTCTAAATCAGTTAATTTATCTTGAGTTACGGCTTGGCGCGGCCCTTTCCCATAGTTTTTAATTTTATATATTTGTTTAAATCTTTTACGAGTAATCCATCCTACAATTCTAACTCTTTTTTTATTAGAGGCGGGCACTACTAAAAAAGCTAAATCTGCCTTAAAAAAATAACCATTGCTTTTATCGAAATACAAGTCACCGTAATCATAGGTATTATATTTAACTTCAATCTTTTTGTCAAAGAACTCTAAATCATAGCCCCCATCCCCTCCCAAAGTATTTTCTTTATTTACGGATACATTGAGATATTCGGCAATCGCATACTCGCCTAAAAGCCCATTGAGTTGAATTGAGAAATCATCTCTGGCGCGATCTTGTTTTTTGGTTTTAATCTTATTGGATTTTTTTAACTTAGTCCTTTCCTTGGCGATAGAGTTGATTTCGTCCCAATATTTTTCTAAATTAATTATCATCTACCTCAATTCCTTTTTAAGCAATCTCCAACGATCACTATCTATTTTCTTCTCTCCAGAATCAATTTTCTTAATCATATCTAAGACTTCATCTATGCTATCATATATATATTTATCTATTTTCCACGCCATGATCCAAAGGGGGGTATTACGTTTCCCCCCTTCCATAGATATAAAAATAGGCTTCTTCATTCTTACTGCCGTAACCAGTTCTTCTGCACTACCCCAACTAGCGACATCGGGAAGTAAATGAGCAATAATAAAATCTGACCTATCTACTAAATTAAGATCATAACTACGCACGACACTCATCCTCTCTACTACATCGCTGTAGTGACCATTAGCCATATCCTCAGACATTCTAAGGCGAGCGGCATCGTCTTCTTCAACATCCTTTACAAAGGGCTTTTTGTAAGGATTGAGTGAAGTAATATTTAAATCAGTAAGATTTTTTTCTACATGCTCTCTCCATTGTTTGCCATCGGAATATTGCATGTGACCCACTAAATAGGTCTTGGTTTTCGCGAGAAGGTTCGGGTTACTCATAAGTCTCTACTCTAAATCCTTCGGATTCGCTTACCTCTTTCGGTACGTCTTCCGCGTTTCTTCCGAGGTAAAGAGTAGGATATTCAATATTTGAGAAGTCTTCAAGATTTTTTGATAAGTAAATAAAGTCTACATAAACAACATGCTCTAAAAGCTGGATTGTCTTACTATTTTCTTTTTCTTCTCCAGCTAAAACTAATAAAGACTCACATTTATTACATGCCCACAACAAAAAATCCAAATCTTTTGAGCTCAAGTGCTCATCCAATTTCATATCAACAACGCCCAAATTTCTCCCCACGAAAGGAAAATCATTTTTCCATTCTTCAAGGACTTTCGGCTCAATGCGTTTCCAAGTGTTTTTAGCTTGTCTCATTATTCTATTTTACTTATTAAATGTTTTAACGCTTTCAAGTGATAAAGCATAAAACTTTCTCCTACGGTTTTCTGTGCTTTTGAGTTAGAAATAGCTTCTCTTTTATGAAGTTCATCTTCTTCACGAGCTTTTTCGATTAATTGTTCGGCAAGATTCAGAGCTAATTCTTTTGAAGATTTTGGGGGTCTGTCCATTTTGTCTCACTTTTTCTTCCGATTAGCCTTAACTCTGGGGGGAGAAGGAAAAAGGCGTTTAGGTTGTCTCCAGCCATTTTGATAAAGAAAGTTGCTGCAAACATCGGCAAAACGCGCTATATCAGTCTCAGATTTATCCCAAAAAAAAGCATGAGCAATTTCATGTATAGAAGTATTTAACTCTGACTTTTTTGTTAAATAAGGATTTATGTAAATCTTAGGGTCAGTTTCGGTGGGGTCTATGCAAAGACCATCCACCACGTCTCCGTAAGCTTTATGAGGCTTACGAAAAACTATTTCATACTCCACGCCCTTCGTGTTTGTAAATTTGAAATTTTTCTTTCCCATCCATTTTATCCCTTATGCGGTTTTCTTTGGTCCACGTTAAGTTTCCCCTTTTTTTGCTGAATATCGTCAAAAGCATTTATGTCGTGGTGCAATTTTTCTAAATTATTATTTTCCCACTCTCCTTTCATAAATAAATATTGCATTCTTTTTTCAATAGAGTCCATTTTCTCATGGTACTTTGGATGATTAGGTTTATCTTCCCACATCTCAGATTCATTAACTAATGACGTCATTTCAGCTTTCCACCATGAAATGCTAGCATGAGCAGAGCGAGCTCTACCTTCCAGAGTTTCTCTTATTTTTTCTTCTTGGCTCATATATATAATTTTACAATTTATTGGAGTAAAAGCAAGAAATAACTACCTCCAATTACAAAAACTTGTTGAAATTCCCTTGGGGTCTATCTTTTTTGTCAATAATAATTTTGAGCACCTATCTATTTCGAACATTAAATATCTATCAGATAGCCTTTTGTCTTTAGAAATTTCGTCTATATAGTCTTGAAAATTATAAAAAGCAGTCTTCCAAGGAACCCACGAAGAAGAAACGTTTTCTTCAAAAACTAATTTAAGTTCATCGGCTAAAGTTCTCATTACTTATAATTACACGGGTTTTTTAATTTTAGTGTAATAATAAATATGAACCTTATAATTGTTTCAAGTTTGTGTTGTGATGAGGGGCTTTATTTTAGGTATATCACGATGATGGCTAAAGAAGAGCTTAATTATGATATTCTTTTAGAAGCGCGAAAAGAAGACGTTGACCGCTATTTTAATTTACTAAAAAAACATGGATGGTTTGACTTTGTTGATGATTTTATCCAACCAGAGTGGAGGGAACAGGGGGTAAGAATCGATAAAGAATTAAATTACCCTTTGACCATTAGGACAAATCACATAAGATGTGAAAATGCTTTAAATTTACTTGGGCAATTAAAAGGTCTAAGGAATATTAAAATTTAACGACAAATTATTTCGCAATCCACTATTCCGCTTTTAGACATTTTTATGAAGCCTTCTTCGTATAAATAACTCATTATAATCAAAGCGTGATTATCGCTAACTACCCCTAATGGATCAAAAATTTTAACCTTAGTTTTGAAAACTTTTATTTTAAATCCCCGTATCTGTAAAGTCTTCATACTTATATATACACTTTTTTTATGATGGAAATCTTGAGTAATAAAAAAATTAGAATTGTTTTACTTTTCTTGATATTTTCTATTATATGGAAAGTTAGTTTTGAACTTTTTAAAGTGGACGGCTACAGTATGGCTTCCTCTTACACAGAGGGAGAGACCGTGTTAGTTGACAAGGGCTACTATTGGTTTAATAAACCGCAACGAGGGGATGTAGTGGTTTTTTGGGATCATGAAGATAATGATTTTTTAATTAAAAGAATTATCGGGATACCCGAAGACTCTATAGAAGTAATAGATGGAGTTATATTTGTTAATGATCTCCCCTTATACGACGAATTCAGCGATATGCTTCTCCCAAATGGAGGCAATTATGACGACTTTGATATATATTTAAACATGGGTAAAGTTGTAATTAATGAAGGGGAGTACTGGTTAATTGGTGATAATAGGTCTGCTACTTGGATGGGAAAAATTAAAGAAGAAGACATTATAGGAATTTTAAAAGAATGAAAGAGCTTCGGAATTTGGAGTTAAAAAATGGATTTTGGAGAGCTACTCCAAATCTAAATAAATTTAAATTAAGCGTAATTTCTATGGTGCGCCCTTTTTTCTTTGATGAATTTGAAGAATGGATTGAATGGCATTCTTTTGTGGGGGTAGATCATTTTTTTATTTACGATGATACAGACAACCTTTCCTTAACTAAAGCTTTCGCAGGAGATAAACGAATAACTTTTTGCAACTGGGTGGACCATGCCCCTAGAACAGAAACGTTATCTCTAATACAAACTGAAAGAGCTACAAGAATTATAGAAGCTGTAAAGCCCTCTTGTGATTGGATTACTTTTATAGATGATGATGAATATATTGTGCCTAAAAATAATGACTTAAAAAATATATTAAAAAATCTGGAGCAAAAGGAGGAGAAAGGTCTTGAAATATTCCTTAAAACTTTTGGAACAGATGAAATAAAGTCTAAACCCCAAGGGCTTGTCATGGAAAATTACAAATATTGGCAAAGAAGATTTTTAGTCAAAACAATATGTAGACCCGAAGCGATACAAAGTTGTCGAAGGATTAACTGCTTTTACTACAAAGAAGCCTACGAACCCATCTATCCTAATGGCAAAAGAAGAAAACCCGATCATATATTAGCTCAAAAGGTAAAAGAGTATTTAACTCATCCTCCTTATGAAAATATATGGCTTCATCACTACGCGACCAAATCTGAAGAACATTTGAAAATGAAAATAGAAAGGGGTTGCGTTACTAAACCGTGCGTGGGTA